ACACTGCTGATGCAGCGTCTAAGGAGGCAGTCTCGGCAGCATCGGGTCAAAGCGCAGCGTCACAGACGGCAGACACGGCCAATAAGGCGGTTAACACCGTGGCAGCAGGAGCTAATGCCAAAGCAAATATCACGCTGGCGGGTACGTTCCGCACGTTAGGTCTAGCCATCAAGTCCATACCCGTGTGGG